GTCGAGGAACTGGACGCGCTGCCCCTGAATCTCGGTGACGTAGCGGTCCTGCCCTTGCTGATCCTGATACTTGCGGGTGGAGAGCCTGCCCTCGATGAACACGAGGCTCCCCTTGGCGAGGTACTGCGAACAGGTTTCGGCCTGCCGGTCCCAAAAGACGACCTTGTGCCATTCCGTCTTGTCGACCTTCTCGCCCCGGTCGTTGGTGTAGCCCTCATCCGTAGCCACGTTCAGACTGCATACGGGCTTTCCGGCCTGGGTGTAGCGCATCTCGGGATCGCGCCCGAGCCTTCCGATGATCATCACCTTGTTGAGGCTGCTCATACAATCTCCTGCTGAGGGAAAGAAAAGCCCCGCCTGATTATCAGGGCGGGGCTGTTGTTACGCGGCGCATTCCTTGTCCTGCGCTTCGATCTTGCGCTGCCGTTCCCGGTAGGCGGCGTAGATGGCCTCACTGTCCGGGTGGTTTTCGGGAATGCCGAGCCGGGTTGCCGCCTCCTTGAGCGCGGTTACGCTTTCCGCCGCTTCAAAGGCGGCGATCACGGCGTCCAGCGGCACGAATTCGGGCGGGGTTCCGGCTTCGGCCTCGGCCTTGGCCTCGATTTCCCGGCGCTTCTTGCCGAACATGTTCTTGACCGCCTCGTAGTCCGGGTGTTCCTCAGTAATCCGATGGCGGTTGTAACAGGCGACGAACCCCGCACTGTCCCGTACTTCGCTCAACTCCTTGGCGAGGGCGGCGAGATCCACACGCTCGGGCTTGGGCTGAGGGGCTGGCTCGGGAACGTTACGCCGGGGCTGTTCCCGGTCATCGTCCCGCCTCCATGCGCCTTCCCCGTCGTCATCGTCGTCGGCCACCACGCCGACCAACGCCGAAAGGGAATAGCGCCGGGCGTAGGTGATGGCGCTTCCCATTGATTGGATGGCGTTCTTGGAGCCCGTGTTGTCGTAGGGCATCCTGCATTCCGACGCCAGCCATTGCCCCGACTCGTGCATCAGCATCGTCCTGACGTGCGCAACCCCTTCCGAGGGGAGGACAATCTGCGCGATGGAAAGGCCATGCTTCGGGAGCACCTTGCGGACGGCATCGATCATCGCCGTCAAGTCAGCGTATTTGCGCTTGAGCTTTCCCTCCTTCCCGACGGCGGCGGTGGAGTTCTTTTCTGCGGGTTCAAGCTCGCCCTGCGCGGCGGCAAGGGCCTTCGCCAGTTCGTTGATCTGTTCGCTATGGGTATCGCACATATACTTACTCCCCGCCTTCTTCCGTTTCCGTGTGCTTGCGCCGGTTCCGCGCAAAGGCGGCATTGCCCGCCGCGATCATGAGTTCCTCGTCCGTCCAGTCCCCATCAAGTTCGGGGTAAGCGTCGTCCGTCCAGTTCATCACGGATCTCCTGCAATTCATTGGCGATGGTCAGCAACCTTCTTCTCATTGCCAAATCCAGTTTTTGTCGGGCGCTCAGGTGTCCCGCCTCATTGTTGCATGAGGCACAGGCAAGGGTCAGGTTCCGCAAGCTGTCCAGCCCGTTTCCGGCAAGCGGCACGATATGTTCCACGGTTGCCGTCTCGGGGGTCAGGACCCGCCCGCAGTACATGCAGACCCAACCGTCCCTTTCCGCGATGGAACGGATCAACAGGTTACGCTCGCGGGCATTTCGGGGCCTCCGCTCACGTTTTCCCCCGCCCTCCCACTTCCGCTGATCAAGAAAGGCGTTGAAAGCATCCTGCGCCCCGTTGATTCCTTTTGTGATTTCGCCGTCTTTGTTCCTGTAGAGCACGGCGATTCCGAGTTGTGTCGTAAAGCGGATAACTTCATAGTCATTCGTCGTGGCAAGCACCTCGGAACCATGAGCGAAGAGCCAATCTGAAAAACGCCGCAGCATTTTTTCGTTCATTGCCCCGCCTCCATGACGAGCGGCGTCATCTGTTCAAAGAGTTCCCGATCCTGCCGCTCAAAATACCCCGTGAGAAGAAAACAGAGAGCGACGATAAGCGCCGCCAGCCACGGACGGCTCCAAAAGTTGAAGTTGAGGAGTACCGCCCATAGCCGTTTCCAGATGTCAAAGTTCATGCGGCCGCCTCCAGCCGTTCAAGAACAGCGTCGATTCCGTCGTCCTCGTCGATGAACTGGCAGTTGGTGATGGGCCGCGTGGGGACGAGTTCCCCATCGTCCCATTCCGCCGCCCGGAGGCTCCAGCCCTCCCGTGTCGCCTTGAGGAACGACATCACGGCTGCGGGTGAATTGAAAAAGTGTCTGACCGTTCCGCCGTAGAGCGAATTCCCGGTTTCGATGCAGAAGAATGTGGTGGTCATGCGACCCTCCTTGCGTCGAGCTTTTCAATCCACAGGCCGACGACTTCGGCATCGGAAACATGCCCGGCGCGTATATCATCATAGAGCGCGATGAGTTCCGCCGCGTCGCATTCCCCGCCGCATTCCGGGCAGGTGAACAGGCCGTTTTCACAGGTGAGGCTGTGGCGTTCGCCCTGCTCAAGGCAGTTGGGGCAAGGGAAATGCTCCCGGCTCAGGGCCGTGTCGCGTGCCAGCCGCGCGGCAAGGTTCTCTTCCGCGTCGCGCTCAATGGCGCGCATGATGCAGTCTTCCGGGTGATAGCAGGTTCCAAAAGCCCCTTCACGTCCGCAGTTCGTGCCGTAACACATAGAAATACCCTCGTTTTGATGTTTGGCTTGGCGTCCCAAACCCAATGAAAAAGCCCGGTTGGTTCCGGGCTTTTCGATGGGGCTAGGCACGAAAAAAGGCTCCTCGTTTCCGGGGAGCCTTTCGGGTGTGTTTTTGCAGATGGTCAGGCGACCTTGATGGGAGTCCTCGTCAAATCCCCCTGACCGGCAAGGAGTCCTTCGACGGAAATGTCTTCATCGAGGTGTTCCCAGTGAATACCGAACGCGCTCAATTCAAACCGTTCGCGTTCCGCAACCGTCGCATTGAGCAGACGGGGGAACCAAGCAAGAGGAACGCCGATGACGCGGGCGTCATTCAGCCCCACCCACATGGAATCCTCGTCGAACCAAACCTTTTTAGGCGAAATAATCATGATACGCCCCCTTCAGGATGTCCCGTTTTTCCTGAACGAGCTTGCATATTTTGCGCAGCTCCTGCGCGGAAAAACCGGCATTGAGCAGAACGCCGTACGGTTCGACGAGTGAGATTTTCGCTTCTCCGTCTTGGCTTCTGACGTGGATGTGAGGGGCCTTTACCGGATTTCCTTCATTGGAATAGAAGAAAAAGCGATAGGGCCCGACGATAAGAATAACGGGCATTATTCCCTCACTTTTTCAAAAGAATAGCGGGTTTCACGACCTCTGTCCATACGCTTCGACCGTGTGTGCTCGGGCTTGCGCTGAGCGCCGTGGGGTACGTTTCCTCGCCGTACAGCGTCCAGTTGAGGGCCGTCATCGCGCCTGTTTTCAATGAGCGGGTCGGGGTGGGTTCCCGTCCTTCGTTGAAAACAAGGTAGGTAAAAATTACCTTATAGTCAAGAGAAAGAGCAAAATTTTTCCCTAAAGAGGGGTAACAAAAAAGCCGCCCATTATGGCGGCTTGATAGGTCGTTTTATATTAACGGGTTACCCTATTTGTGGGTTGCTAAAAGGGCCTTTATTTTTTCCTGTTCCTCTTTTTGGGCCGTTTCCGCATCCGCAAAAGCCTGTTTAATCACCTTTTCCCAAGGCAAACCGAGGGCTGCTAAGAGGTTCATTACGTCGGTCATTCTGAGTTGTTGGGGTTTACGATTTTCACCCGAGCCCTGCCCCTTTCTGATTGATTGAACTTTCCGTCGGGAATCCGCCACATGAGGAAAAGCAAGCGAACCAAGTGCTTGTTCAGTCATACCTATGACTTTACGGCGCTCCTCAAGTGCCTTGCGGATGGATTCTTCAAACGCAGCCATCCCTGTTTCATTAAGCACTTGCATGTCTCCTTTTCCTCCAATCATAGCAAAATCACCTCTTTTCATCTCGGCGTAATTTTATGTATTGACAAGAGAGGTAAAATTTACCTATCAAAGAGTCAAGCATGGCTTGCCCCGTGAGGTGAACGCCACCGCCTGCTCATTGACAACCAGCCCCGACGAACCCGCCGCCGACGCCGCGCCCGGACGTGAACAACGCCGACCGCCGCCGGGGGAACAGGGGGAGGGATGCCCGATAGGATCGGGCCGCGCTTGTGATGCCGTTTTCGAGCTGGGCGCGAAACCTCAAAGCTCAAAAAGGATTTTGATTCCTTTTTGAGTTCTTGAGCAAGATGTAAAAACTGAAATGATTACACCGTTGAGCCGTGCCTTGGACATGAAAAAAGGCGGCTCCGAAGAACCGCCTATAGTAGAGCCGCCGAACTTTTTTAGAAGCTTGCCGCTGTTTGCGGTTCCGTAAAACCGCCTCCAAGAGTTGGTAGCCGCCGAACTTCCCTAGAAGCTTGCCGCTGCTTGCTAGCAGAAACAAAAAAAGTGGTTTTGTGTCAATTAGATGTTAAATGTAAACAGTTATAATGTTAAATATAGATTTTTTGTATACGTTGCACACAAATTGATTCCTTTCCACAAAACCCGGCGGGGCCATCCCCGCCGGGGGCGCACATCTCCATACGCCTCAGGTCCACGCATGGGTTGGGGAGACGGGAGATCCGCCGCCCCTTTTATGCAAGGATCATCAATCGATAGGAATAAGCTTGTAACCGAGTTCTCGCGCCATGAGTTCAAGAGGCTGGATGTTCCCTGTGGCTTTGAGGATTGCCATGAACGTCTCTGCGCTGAGTTTTGCACCTTTGCCATAGGGGTTGCACTCCCTGAGCAGAGTCGAGTAGGGTTTTCCAATGGCGGATGCTATTGCTTTTGCAGGCATATCGCCATCAATGACAAGAGTGTGGACGGATTCAAGAAGTTTGCTCATGATTTTTCCTGTAGTTTTTTGTACTAACAGACTATAAAGCTTCCCTTTTTCGGTGAGCTCTATGCTCCTAATAGATATGAAGTATTTTGTTCTCTATCTAATTTCATCCTAAAAGTGAATCCTTCTTCCTTTTTCTTCCCCACTCTTACCAGATACGTTCAAGCATGGTTTAAGAGTACGATTTTTCGTACTCACCTCGTGCTATGTGGTAATTTGTCGTTTTTTATCACGCATTACGGCCCGGCGCTCGTCACACCTTCGCATGCCGGGGCTGCTCCTCCCGGCTTTTTCGTATTGTTTCCAGCCAGAACCGTTATCATTCCGGCTGGTTCAATGCGAAAATTTACAATTCCTCTTCCTTTCTCTTCCCCGGTTTGCTTTATCCGCCGGGGGCTCCGCCCTGCTCTTTTACCAATGCTCCAACGCCTTGCCGTGGTCATGGCCTTGCCGCCTGTTACGCGGGGGCTCGACGGGTACAACGCCGGGTTTGGGGGCTTCGTCGCGCTACTTGTCGAAGAACCTTCATGACTCGCTTGATGCTTCGTCATAAAAAGAAGGTAGCCAAACATAGATTAAAGATCAAGCAAAATTTCTACATTTGGCTATATTGTTAACCATAAAAAAGCCTCGCTAAGCGAGGCTCATCGGTAACAAATTAAAAATTAAGACTATTTCATGTGTAGATCACTCCATGCCCAAACGACTCGTCCAAGCACGGCCTTCGTAATCTCCCCTTCATAATCCATATTTAGAGAAAAACAGAGGGGGGGATGCATTGTAGCATTATCAGAATAAAAAATAAGTTGCGTGTCGTCAGCTGATTGCTTCACAGCTATTCGTTTGATGGCGACAGAACCATCCGGTTCCATCACTACATGGATATTACCGGGCTGTCGGAATCGAAAATTGTCCGGGTTGGTGTCATACAACACGATATCCCCCGGCCTAAGTGTGGGCTCCATACTATCGCCATCATCTGAAATCTGAATCGCCAACAACGTATTGCGATGACATGCAGAAATATTTTGACGACGGACTAAAACCCATCCCTTAATTCCTTCTTGAATATCTTTTCCACGCCCTGCAGCAGCTTGCCCTTCAACCATAGGGACGGCAAGAAAATCTTCTGCTGCTGGAAGACCCTCGACCTCTCCATTCGGAACCACTTTTGCGTCGATCCAACAAACTTCTTTGGCAGAAGGCAGTAAGGGGGATTCTTTCACAAATGATTTCCGAGAAATAACCGTCAAATCGGCGGCGTCTGCAACACGCGCAAGAAGAGAAAGCCACTCTTTACGTTCCCCCGTCACAAGTCGGGAAAGCGTAGACGTGTGCGTCTCTGCTTTCGCTGCGAGTCGAGAAATCTTTCCATCAAAGTCACGCTCAATGGATTCTTTCAATCCCGCGATCAGTTCTTCATAAAATCCCATAGGTTTTCTTCTCGCATATTACTAGCCATTTGGCTATTAGCCATAAATAGATTTTCCCTTGCTTTTATATCTACGTTTGGCTACTAAAAGACATGAGCATTCAACAAGACATCAATACTTTCCTCGAACGAACGGGTTGGTCTGCCTATCGTCTGGCAAAGGCTTCTGGTGTTAACCTCAATATTATTCGTAGGATACAAAGAGGTATCAGGGCAGGTATGAATACTAGAACATTAGACCGGCTCGCCCCTTTTATCTACACGTCTCCAGCCACCCCCAACACTCCCACCGGATTCGAAGCGGAGACGCACCGCACTGGCTGATGCCCTTCCCACTTTGGGAGTGGTCATTGTGGCACTTATCACCCTCCCGACGCACTAGCCCTTCCGCGCACCGCCGGGCCACGGCCTCGGGCGTCGGGTACTCCGCGACGCGGTACGCCCGCCAGCGTATCCGGGGATCCCCATGGATCAGGATGCGGACGCGCCACACGGGGACGCGCAGGATGATGAGCAAATGAACCGTTTCCATGAATGCAGGATGGGCGAAACCCCGAATCCCGGCAATTTATGAATACACGGAGGATTCACACCATGAGCATGAACTTGCGGCACATGGGGTTCAACGAAGCGCTGGACGCGGCGAAGCAGCGTTCCGGGCTGACCAACGAGGCGATAGCCAACCGCTCGTCCCTCTCCACCGCTGCCGTTTCCAGATACTTCAACAAGTACGACGACTACACGCCATCCCCCGAACTCATCCCCCTCCTGTGCCGGGCGCTCGGCAACACCATCATTGCGGACTGGATCGCGGCGCAGGTCGAGGACATGCACCCGGCAACGAACATCACCACCACGGAAGACCTCACGCGTGCGGTCATGCAGGCGACCGAGAACACGGGAATCCTGAACAAAAAGACTCTGGACGCCGTTGCCGACGGAGAACTGTCGCCTTCCGAGGCCGCCACTATTCAGGCGCAATTCAGGGCGAACGCAAAATGGAACAATGAAGCGGCGGATGCCCTTGATCCGCTGGCCGGCGGACAAGTCTATCGCCACGGATACGGCTTTGTGGCCGTCCCCGTACTGGACGGGAGCCCCAGATGAGCGGGTTGCGAATTTTTCAGAACAGGGAGTTCGGGGCCGTGCGCGTGGTCGAGTACGGAGGTGAGCCGTGGTTTGTGGCGCGGGATGTATGCGCCGTCCTCGGAACGGAGACGCGGGATCTGCCGGACATTCTGGAGCACGACGAGCAACGCCCTATTGTCGATATTATCCACACTCTGAATGATTCCACAGGATTGCGACGCGATAGCCGTATCATTTCAGAACCGGGCCTGTACTCGCTCGTCCTCCGGTCCCGCAAGCCGGAGGCCAAGGCGTTCAAACGCTGGATCGTGCATGAGGTTATTCCGTCCATCCGTAGGACGGGCGGCTACGGCGCCCTGGCGCTTCCGAATTTCAGGAATCCGGCGGAGGCGGCGCGGGCGTGGGCGGACAAGGAGGAGCAGCGGCTTCTTGAAGAACAGAAGCGCCTCGCGCTGGAGCAGAAGATGGAGGAGGTGAGGCCCAAGGTGGTCTTCGCCGAGTCCATCGAGGTCGCCAAGACCAGCATCCTCGTGGGGGAAATGGCGAAGCTCATCAAGCAGGCCACGGGGTACGACATCGGGCAGAACCGTTTCTTTGAGTGGCTCAGGAGTAGGGGCTACCTGCACAAGGATGGTTCCCAGACCAACATGCCTACCCAGAGAAGCATGGATGCCGGATGGATGGAGATCAAGGAGGGCACCCGCATCGGAAGCAGTGGGGAAAGCCGCATCACCCGCACGCCGAAAATCACGGGCAAGGGGCAAATCTACTTCATCAACCTGTTCAAGAAAATGGTGGAGTCATGATCATCCGCTGCCGCCACCGTATCCCGTCGCCCGAGGCCGTGGGGTTCCTCACGGCGGAAGGGCTCAGGGAAGCCGCCGCGCAATATCCGCATTTGCGGCCCTGCAAGAAGCATAGCTGGAACTGGCTGTATCGGAAGGCCTGCGCGAAGTGTGGAGATAGAATTGAAGTGCCGCTTGAAGGTTCGGCACGCGAACACGAAAAAGGCCCGCTGTGGAGCAACGGGCCAAGAGGGGAAAAGATGATGCAAGTTCATCAAAACGTTGAAGACAGTATGCCCGCAACCGGGCCTGCCGTCAAGGGAAAGGTGTGAGTATGGGCGGCTATTTCAAGGTCTGGCGCAAGATTGAGGACTCGAAGTCGTGGAGCCGGGGCGCACTGTATCGTGGGCTGATGATCACCCTTCTCCAGAAGGCGAACTGGAAGCAAGGATACTTTCACGGGCAGGAA